GCGATACTGCCACATTAGATACTATACCAAGAGCAAGTGAAATATCATCTGTTAGTACAGTAGATATTGGCAGTAATGCTACAATATTGGTAAATAGAAAAAGCAGTTCTTTTACTCACACCATAACATATTCATTTGGAAGTTTAAGCGGAACGGTAGCTACAAAGTCGTCTAATGTTTCTATACCGTGGACTATTCCTAGTAGTTTTTATGCACAGATACCTAATTCTAAAACAGGTAGTGGAACACTTACAATTACTACTTATAGTGGCAATATACAAATAGGAAGTTCATCAACAAAGTCATTTAGTGTAAGTACAAATGAAAGTCAATGCAAGCCTGTTGTAGATGCAAGTGTTGTCGATAGCAACCAAGCAACAGTGAATGTTACAGGGAACAATAAAATATTAATTGCAGGTTATTCTACTGCAAATGTTAGTTATACAGCAACGCCAAGAAATAGTGCTTCAATAAAAACAGTAACTGTTAATGGATTATCAGCATATAGCGGAACATCAGCATCAGCTGTATCGGGAACAAAAGCAATTGCAAATTTTAATGCGAACAAAATAGAAATAGTTGCAAAAGATAGTAGAACATATTCTGATACTAAAACATTAACAGCAGGAACTACTGCTTATACATTAGTTAATTACATACCATTAACATTTAGCGGTAGTGTATCAAGACAAACTCCTACTGGAGATGTACTATTATTATCATTTAGCGGTAAATACTTTAATGGTAATTTAGGAGCAACTACAAACACACTGACAATATCTTGGAAGTGGAGAGTAAAGGGAAACACCTCTTGGACTAATGGTGGAACGTTGGTTCAAGGAACAGATTATACAATAAATACATCGAATAATACTTACTTAGGTAGTAATATCAATCTTGGAAACGATTTCTATTACAGAAATAATTATGAAATTGGAGTTTTCTATAATGATGCTTTAGTTAATACAAATGTTATTCTAGAAGGGAAAAAAGGTGAACCTATTGTTTGGTGGAATGAACATTCTTTTAATATCAATGGAGATTTAGAAATCAATGGTACAGCAATAATTGATAAACAATCTCCTTTTGCAAGTCTTGACAATTTCAAATCATTCTGTATATATAATGCCCCAGTAGGAATATCATTCTGGATACTTAATATTAATGGTGCAGTTTTATCAGCTATATTACAAAAAGCTAATAATAATTATTTATCTTTTATTCAATTTAGTTATTCAGTTAATGCTAAACAATATAAGTATTATAATGGTACTTGGTCTGAAGCAGAATTTGAAACAAAAGAAAATACAAAAAAAGGTTATGCAAAGATACAAACAAATTTTAGTGCAAAAACAATAAGTTCTGATGATACAGTTATAACTGAATGGGAAAAAATATTTGATTATGGAGACTGTACAGCAGATGTTTCAAATAATAGAATAATTGTTAAAAATACAAAATGCTTGAGATTAAGTGGGCAAATATCAGGGAACGGTTCAACTTGGAGTAGATATGAAGTAAAGCAATCAAATGGCACTTTAGTTGATGAGCCTGGATTAGCTTCTTTATATCAAATGGGATTAATTGGAAATGGCTATTGGTCGGCACCAATGCCTGATGTTTTAGTGCAACTTGATAGTGCAAAAACTTATTATGTTAGATTAATCTCATCACCCTATAATGGTTATAATTTTGATATGAACTCTGGATTTGGCAAATATGGTACAAGCATATGTGCAGAAAAAATTAATTAAAAAAGGAGGTAAGAAATGTTTAAAATAGATTCTGAAAAAAATATAGAAATAAATCGTGGAGATAGAGGCACGATAAAAATAAAAAATAAAAGTGGTAATTTTGCTATCGGAGACAAAATAAAATTCTCCGTAGTAAATAAAAAAGACTATTCCGAAGTAGTACTTCAAAAAACAATAACAGTAATGGAAGCAAGCGAATATGTTTATCTAACTCTTACTAAAGAAGATACTACAATAGGAGATATAATAAGCAAGCCAGTTAAATATAACTACGAGATAGAATACAATGGCGATATTACCGCTATTGGTTATGATGAAGATAAAGGCAAACAATTTATACTATATCCAGAAGCAGACACGAAAGGAAGTGATGAGTAATGGAAATAGAAGCAGTTCAAGAATTAGAAATAGAAACTGAAAAAGTAGGACCTCAAGGATATTCTGCATATGAAGTAGCAGTACAAAATGGTTATGAGGGAACTGAAACAGAGTGGCTAGAAAGCTTAAAAGGTGCAGATGGTACTGATGGTGCACCAGGCCCTCAAGGAGCTCAAGGAATACAAGGCGAAAGAGGACCACAGGGAGTTCAAGGCGAGCAAGGCATACCTGGAGAAAAAGGACCAAAGGGCGATACTGGCCCTAAAGGAGATACTGGCTCTACTGGTGCTACTGGTCCACAAGGCCCGCAGGGTGAAAGAGGATTGCAAGGCGAAAGAGGCCCAGCAGGTCGTGATGGTTATGTGCAATATACTGCTGGTGAAAACATTACTATTACGAATAATGTAATTAGTGCTAGTGGAGTAAAAGTTGTTGATGCTACTGACATTGAAGAATTTAAAAATGCTTTTGATGAAATAATAGAAAGCGGAGCAACTGGTAGTTTATATATGGCTAACTTTGGACCATTTGAAGATTATAATGGATATGTTGTATTTTTACCAACATCTGATACAACTGTAGTTTGCACATATAATGATGTTAAAATAGATGTTTCGTTTGAAGAAGATGGTGAAGGTGGATATGAAGTTATCTATGGAAATGAAGTACACTTTGCTACTTCAACTGATTTACTAGATAAGCAAGATGTACTAACTGCTGGTACTAATATTACTATTGATGAGAATAATGTAATTAGTGCAGCTGGCGGTGGTGAAGTAGAAGTACAAGCATTAAGAAATATCACAGGGTTAAATGCAAATACAAAATTTCATTATTACGTAATTGTTTTCGATGCATCTGGACAACCTACTTTAGGAAATCTGATGTTAAAACCAGCAATTATAAATATAATGAACGATTATATAGAACATTTTGATAGTAATTATACATATAATCATATTGTTATTGAAATTAAAACGAATTTAAACAACCTGGATTGTACGGCTAAAATTGAAAATTGGGGTAGCAGTGCTCAAATGAATTCATCACAAGCATATGTAGTTTATCCTGGATATTACACAAGAGAAATGTTGAGATTTACTTATAGCGATGGCATTTGTACGGATTATACTTCCACTCCAACAGTCTATGCGACAACAAATAATTCATTTCCAATATTAAAAAATAATACTTATGCTTATACACCAACAGGGGATTACAACCCTGCCACAAAGAAATATGTAGATGATGCTGTAGCAGGTGCAGGCGGACAAACAATTCAATACGAAACAATGCCTACTGCTAGTGCGGATACAGTTGGAAAGATAGTTCAGTACACTGGAACAACTGATAGTACATATACAAATGGTTATTTCTATATTGGAACAACTGATGGTGCAGCAACTCCTACTTATGGATGGGAAAATATTAATGTGCAACCTGGAAGTAGTTCAAGTGGAAATGTACCAACTTATGTAATAGTAAGTAATCAATCCAATCTTAGTATGACAAGTTCAAGTGAAATTGTATTGGATAATGATACTAAAGAACAAATAAGAGCAATTTTTCAAGATATATATAATAAGGGTTATAATGAATATAAAATTTTGTTTAATTACAAAAATAAACATTTTTTACTATTTTCAAGTACAAATGTAAGTGGTTTGACAAATAAACCCGATGTAATTTATTTCTCAAATTCATTTAATTATTCTGGCGAAATTTATTTTTCAAAATTAAGTGCTGTATTTACTTGGACTGGAGATATATTAACTGTAAGTAGTGCTTATTATAGTGCCCCTTCACTAAGTTATATAATAACAGACAAGCAATATTTAAAGAAAACCAACACAGCAGCATATACGGTATCTGGTGATTATAACCCAGCAACAAAGAAATATGTAGATGACAGCATTACTGCTGCAATTACAACAACGTTAGGAGGTAATTTCTGATGGCTAGAACAAACACATTAGGCAACTTCCTAACCGATGTTGCTGATGCAATTAGAACTAAAAAAGGTAGTGAAGAACCAATTGCTGCTGCTGATTTTGATACAGAGATAGAGAATTTACCTAGTGGTGGTGATTTAAGTGAGTATTTTAGTGATACTATATCGCAGGGATATACAAACGCACCGGGTTGGACAAGAACAATAAAAAAATTGCCACAATTTGAAGTTACCGGAACAAGTGCTTCTGTTATGTTTACAAATTATTTGGGAGAAGCATTGGATTTAACAGGAATGGATTTTTCAAATGTAACAAATATGAGTTCTATGTTTTCAGGCTGCACATTTTTAAGAAAAATAATATTTGGAAATTTTGATAGTTCTAATGTTACGAATATGGATAGTATGTTTTATAATTGTTCTCAAAGGGCAGAAAACCTCCCATTAGAAATAGATTTTAGCAAGATAGACACTTCAAGTGTTACTAACATGTCAAATATGTTTGCTTATTTTGGTCGAAATATAACGACTGCTGGGACTGGGAAAATATTAACATTGGATTTAAGCAGTTTTGACACATCAAATGTAACAAAAATGAATAGTATGTTTAATTGGGCAGAACAAATAAGCAGCCTAGATTTAAGCAATTTTAATACATCTAATGTAACAAATATGAGTAATATGTTTGGTTATTGTTATTATTTAACTCATTTAGATATTCGTAATTTTACATTTGATGCTGTAACTAGTTATAATGGAATGTTTACTAATGTTTCTAAATCTTGTGAAATTATTGTAAAATCTCAAACGGAAAAAGATTGGATACTTGGTGTTAGAAGCGATTTCACAAATGTTAAAACAGTAGCAGAATACGAAGCAGAACAGAATGCCTAAAAGGAGGTAGTCCTTTATGTTAAGTGATGAAGTTATTGGGAAAGGAATAGAATAGGAAAATACAATGGAAAAAGAATATATAGAAAGGCTAGTTGAAGTAGACCAGCGAAGTAAGTCGAACACTAAAAGATTAGATAGTGTAGAAGGCAAAGTAGAAGATATACATAGTTTAACATTATCTATAAATCAAATAGCTACAGAAGTAAAAGCAATGAGAGAGGAACTTAATAAAGTAGATAAGAGACTACTTTTTTTAGAAGAAAAGCCAAGTAAAAGAATGGACTTAATTTGGGGATATATTGTATCAGCCTTAATTGGAGGCTTGATAGGATATGTCCTTTTAAAATTAGGCTTAAAATAGGAGGTAAATATGAAGAAAGCATGGAGTGATGTAAAATCATTCGTAACAATTGTAATGACAGTCGGATTAATGGTGCTACTATTAGTGCCAAGTGTTAATCCACCAACAGAAATAGTAGCATTATATTGTACAAGTTATGGAGCAGTAATAACATACTTCTTCACAAGAAAGGATAGTGGCAATAATGATAACAATATATAGTCAAATAAGCCCACACTTTCATAGTACAGAATTTCGTTGTCAGCATTGTGGAGCAATTAAAATAGATGAAAATCTAGTTAATAAGATGGAACACATCTTTAGTAAATTAAATGCTAGCAAGTGTATTGTATCTAGTGGCTATAGATGTCGTACTTATGATAAACAAATAGGTGGTTTCTTGGGAAGGCATTACGAAGGACTAGCAGCAGATTGTTGCTATTACGATAAAGATAATCATCTCATACCATCTAAAATAGTTATCTGTGTAGCTTATGATTTAGGAGAACTAAATGGCATGGCTAAGATAGATGAATATTATGTTCATTTAGATAATCGTTCTAATGGTACATATAGAGGAGATGAAGCAAGAGGTAATTCTTCTTATTGGATTAATCCTTATGACTATTTTGGAGTTACTAAAGCAGATGTTGCTAAATATACTGGTGAAGTAATTTCAAATAAATACCAATCACATGGACTAGGCAAGAAATGGTATCCTAATGTCCTTGCAGGCTCAAATGACTATGCTGGTGTATTTGGTGTTGCAATGGATGGTTTGTATGTTGATGGACACGAATATAGGGTTAAATCAAATAGTAGGTGGCTTCCTGCAGTATATGGCAGAAATGACTATGCTGGAATACTAGGACAACCTATTACAGATGTGGCTATAAAAGGAGCTACTTATAGAGTACACATAAAAGGTGGTAATTGGCTACCTTGGGTAACTGGATACAATATAAACGATTTCAATAATGGTTATGCTGGTAATGGCAAAATAATTGATGCGATTGAAATAAAATAGGTGGTCTTATGAGTAAGAGACCAGGTGCTAGAAGAGTAAAACAAGAATTATTTCTAAAATGTGGCAAAGTGGATATGTATAATATGGAGAGGTATGCAAAAGAAAAACTATGCCTCCATCATTGGCCACCATTTAGGCTTACAGGTCATACTATTTATGAAGAAAGTTATATATTAAGCGAAGAAACACATGTTGAGCTTCACAGGCTAGAACTAGATGATCGTGAAGAGTTTGAAAGAAGAATGGAAATAATTAAAGAAAATAAGAAAATACTTGAAAGAAAAAGAGGGTATGCCTAAGTGGGATGCCTTCTTTTTTTGACTTTTTCACAAAAATATGCTATCATATATAGCCATCAAAGGGGAATAATATGGTTGAAAAGATAATTAAAGATAAGAATATAATTAAATATATTAGTAACAGATATGATGAATACTTAGTTATTCAATATAATGTTAAGAATAAAAGAGCATGGTTTAAAACAAATACTATGCCAAAAAGAAAACCTATACTTCTATCTAGAGTGATAGATTTATAGGTCTTTTTTTATAGAATGAATAATTTGCTTTTTTCGTTTTATAAATAATTTCTTTTAAATATCTTAATAAATTCTTCTCTAGCGCCAATATTACATTCGAAGTACTCTTGCCCTTGCTTGTGCCAATAATCGTTAAAGAACGGATTATTTTGATTAAGAGAATGACATTCGTGGCATAATGGAAGTACTAGATCATATTTCATAGAGTTTAGTCTATTGCGACCAGCGAATATTTCGTGTAGCTCGTCTTTCTTCTTACCACACAAATAGCAATGTTCTAAATCATTAGTAAATACTGATTTTCTATTTCTTTCTAATTTTACTATTTTTTTAGATTTATGCACAGTATTTGATAATTTACTGTGTTTGACAGGTATGTTTTGCACAATATTTTTATTTTTTTGTGCATTTCCACTCTTAACCGGACTTCTTTTCTTATAATCGGACTTTTCTTTGTATTCTTTATTAACGCATTCCTTACAATGGAAAAAAGTTACTTCTTCTTTTAGTAAACTACAATATGGTTTGTTTTTTCTTTTCCTTATATATATACAATAGTTATTCATTATTAATCTTCCTTTCTTGCATATATAAGGAAGTTAACTGGAGTTAAGGTCTTTATATATGCAAATAAATAATCCCTTTATTTATAAGTGATTGTGAGTATTCCACTATCTTTGTAATATACTATTTTTTCAAATAATTTATGTGAAATTTCAGATTTTAAGTTATTTTCTGAATTTGGGTTAGATAATATTTCGTATGCTTGTTCACACTTTTTATATATAATTTCTTTTGATGGTTTTTTTATCTCATTAAGTCTTTTATTTGAGAAACTGATTTGTTCTTGTATTTGTTTTTTGTTTTCTTTATATTCTTCTATAGTATCTATACCATTTATGTATGCTTCTTTAATCCTATCTAGTTTCCTTTCTAGAGCTTTAATATTTGCCAAAATAATTTCATACTCTGAATTAGTATTTGTTTTTGATACATCAATATCTACCTTTTTTATAAAATCATTTTTGATTTGTTCTAATACTACCTTTTCAACATCTTTTACTAATAGTTGATGTGAAGAACATCTTCCTTGTGTATAACCGCCGCATTGAAATATTGCATACTTTCTGTTTTTTCTTTTAAAATAATACATGCCATAGCCACAATCACCACATTTTAAAATTCCTCTAAGCCAATGATTATGTTGCACTTGTTCTTTGCATCTTTTAAAATGCTCATCTCTGTCTTTCCAGATTTCTTGTGCTCTGTCAAAGATTTTTTTATCTATTATTGGTTCGTGGTTTCCTTTAAAATATTCGTTTTTATATTTAACATATCCTATATATGTTTTGTTTGTAAGAATAAGTTTGATTGTTTTTCTTCCCCAAAGTTTTCCTCTTGTTGATTTAATGCCTAAATTGTTAAGAGTAGTGCATATTAGTTTAACATTTTGGTGTTCTACAAACATATCAAAAATATTTCTTACTATTTTGGCATTTTCTTCGTGTATAACGAGTTTTTTGTCTTGGATAGTGTAACCGAAAGGGGCAAAGCTATTGTGCTCTCCTCGTTCTGCTTTTTCTCTTTTACCTCTTTTAACATTATCAGATAAGTTAAGAGAATAGTATTCATCCATAGCTTCATACATTGATTCTAGTATAACTCTTTCTTTACCTTCTGATAAGGGTTGTGTTATAGATATTACATCTATGTTTAATTTATTTCTTAAAAGTGTTTTGTACATAACTGATTCTTCTTTGTTTCTAGCAAATCTAGAGAAGTCATATACTAGTATTTTATCAAATGGTTTTGGCTTGCTTTTAGCAGTTGCTATCATTTTTAAGAAACCATCTCTAGCTTTAGTGTTTTTGCCACTAATACCATCATCATGAAAGACACTATTTTTATCTATGTATAAATTGTTTTCTAAAGCATATTTTAGTATTAATTTTAACTGTGAAGTAGGAGAATATTCTACTTGATCATCGGTAGATACTCTAATATAGCATGCACACTTTGTATATGCTTCATTAGATTTTAAATAATATTCATTATAAACACTGTCAAATTCTAAAAAATTATCCATTTTTTTCTTACCTCCAATTTACTTTTTTATATAAAAGTGATATAATAGAGGCACATAAAAAGATTAATCCTATTTTCCGAGCGGATTTTATATTTTTTATGTGCTTGACTAGACTGTTCCAGCAGTTCTAGTTTTTTTTAAAACCCTAAAATTGATAATACAATAATTACAAGAATAACCACAAGTATATATCGCATTAATTTAGTTATTTCCTTGTTCTCCAAGTACAAGAATAATAAACCAAATCCTATCAAAAAGTTATATCCAACCAAATAAAGGAAACTACCACTATCTAATCCCGTTATACAAGCCAGATTACAATCATATCCTAAATTGGATATATTGTATAACCTTGCTAACAATAAAATTACATGAATGGCAATTAGTGTTACTCCAATAAATGTTTTAAATCCTTTCCAAGATTCATCTTTTTGTTTCACTCTCATATCACACTTCCTTATTAATTTCTATATTTTACCATTACCCTTTATAATATAATAGGGGTGATGGTAGTGCAGTACTCCAAATTTATAAAAGAATTAAAAAAACTTGATATAAATTTAGAATTGTACTTCATTTTAATAGAGGGCTATTATTAGTTCTCTTTTTTGTTGATAATAAAATCTTTATTTGCAATAGCAAAATCAATTAATTTTTTTGCATCTTCCTCTGTAAGATTATCATTATCATCTAGTAACCCCTTATCCTTTAATATCTTTTTAAAATCGTTGCTACTTTTACTTTTAATATAAGTGCCACCAATTAATTCTTGAAGGGGAACATCAAAAAAATCAGCTATTTTTATTACATCTTCCATTATAGGTGAGCGAGTTCCATTTTCCCACTTGCCTACAGTAGAATAATCTTTATTAAGTAGCTTGCCAAGTTCTTCTTGTGTCATACCATGTTGTACTCTTAAATGTCTTAAATTTTTTGAAAAATTATTTTCCATAGTATCATTCCTCCTCTCAATAAAATTATAAGACAAAATACAAAAAAAAGCAAGACAAAATGTCAAAATGATATTGACACAAGACAAAATGTCTTGTATAATATTTTATGTAAGGAGGAAATGAGTTATGAATTCAACTAAAGCATTGAAAAGTCTCCGTGGAAAGAAATTGATGACACAGCAAGAAATTGCCGATAAAATAGGCGTTTCTAGGCAGGTTTATAACAGCTACGAGAACGACACTTCTAAATGTGATTTAGACCTGTTATTTAAAATATTAAATTCATTAGAAGCCAGCGATCTAGAAATCGATGAATTTTTGCATGGTTTAAAACAAGACTTTATGTCTTATAACAATAACGAATTAGGAAAGGAAGAATAGAGGCTAAAAGTAAAAAAAATCCGCTCGGAAGGGGATAATTATGGAATTAAAAGTAGTAGTTACTAACCCAAAAACTAGGGAAGAATATGATTTAATGATAGATAAATTAAATCAATATCTTAATGAGAAATATGGGGGTAAAAAAAAATAAAAAGTTTGGACGAACTTTTTACATACTTAATTATAACAAATTAGTATGTTTTTGTCAAATTTATGGTTTTGGTTATAGCAAAATAGGAGAAGCAAAATGAACGAGATAAAGAGTTTTACATTTTATAGAAATTATTATGAATTACTAGATAACATACCTATTGAAGATAAAAAAATATTATCAGTAGCAATATTAGATTATATTTTCCGAGATGTCGAACCCATAGGTTTAGAGAAAATGAATCTTGCTATCTGGAATAATATTAAAATGCCATTAGATACTAGCAAGAAGCAAGCATTAAATGGCCTTAAAGGTGGAGCCCCAGTAGGTAATCAAAATGCTGCAAAAAACAACCCAGAAAACAACCCAAAAACAACCCAAGAGACAACCCAAAGTACAACCCAAAAACAAGCAAATAATATTTCTACTTTCTTATTTCTTCTTTCTAATTTTAATTTTAGTAAAGATAGGGGATTGTTAAGGGGGAAGATAGAAGAATGGTTAAAGTACAAATGGGAAAGAAAAGAATACTACAAAGAAACTGGCTTTAAGAGTCTACTTGCACGAATAGAAAGTGCCACGAGCCAATACGGGGTAGAACAAGTCATTGACCTAATTGATGAATGTATGGCTAACAATTACAAGGGGATAATTTTCGAAAAATTAAAAAGCAAAACTAAACCAAGCAATAAGCAAGAGCCAGAATGGTTTAACGAAGAAATAAAAAAAGAGGTTGATGTTGATTCTCAAAATGAGATGGAAGAAATTCTTAAAGATTTTATGGAGGAGAACTAAAATGGAAGAAAAATTAAAAGTAAGTTATGAACAAATAAAAAAAGCAAATGAAGAAATGTCTAAAACAGACATAAAGGGTAAAGATTATGCTACCGTTAATGAAAGAATAAAAGCATATAGAAAAGTATATCCAACTGGGCAAATATATACTAGCATTGAAGAAATAAAAGATAATTATGTAAGAATAAAAGTCGAAGTAACAGATGAAAACGACAGAATAATTGCAACTGGTATGGCAAGCGAAACATTAACTGGCGATGCTAAAAAAGACTACATAAATAATACTTCTATGGTTGAAAATTGTGAGACATCTGCAGTAGGTAGAGCATTAGGATTTGCAGGATTTGGTGTTGATAATGCAGTAGCAAGTGCTGATGACATTGAAAGAAACAAAGAAAAAGGAAAAATATTTGAAATCTATAACGATATGTTTATCAGAGATGATGAAGCCAAATATGTTGTTAAAGTTGTTATCGGTGATCTAATGAGAAAAATGGGAGTAGTAAAAGCAAGTTTGGAAGCAACAGTTGAAGAGCAATTATGGTGTTCATTATCTGAGCTAAATACTATGCAATTACTAAAATTGGAAACTAAATTAAAAACTCTAAATATGGAAACAAATGAGTGGCATAGTTTGTATAATGAAAATTTAAAAATAAAAGAAGTTGTGCCAAAAAATCAAGAAGTGGTTTACCAAAGCAGTTGGTATAAATTTGGATTAATAGCATTACAAAAAGCAGGAAATGATGAACTATTAAGAAACGATATTATTAATTCCTACTTGGATATGGGAATTAGTCTTGATACAGGCGATAATAACTAGGTGATTTTATATGAAAGATGTTTTATTTAAAGTAAAAGAACTAGGTCTTGAAAGATTCTTTGAAGATAAAGACTTAATAACACTTGATGAGTTGATTGACAAGTTATATGAGCAAGATGATGAAATAGGATACTTGCAAGAAAGATACGATGATGCAGTAGGAGTAAGAGAAGAAGACACTGATAGATACGAAGATTGTCTGTTAGGGCTAATGTAGGAGGAAATTATGAACGTAGTAAATATTATTGGAAATTTAACTAAAGATGTAGAACTAAAATTTACTACTTCAGGAGTAGAAGTATGTACTTTTACTCTTGGCGTAAGAAGAAATTATACAAACAAAGAAGGAAAGTATGATAGTGACTTTCCTAACTTTATAGCTTACAAGAAAACAGCTGAAATAATTAGTAAATATGCTAAAAAGGGAAGCAAGTTAGCAGTAGAAGGCAGAATTCAAACAAGGAGTTACGAAAAAGACGGCAAGAAAGTATATGTTACAGAAATAGTAGTAGAAAATGTAACTTTACTAGATAGCAAGAAAGAAAGCACTACTAATTTGCCAGAACCACCTAAACAAGAAGAAGAGAAACTTGATCCATATCAAGCATTTGGAGACAGTATTGAAGTGACAGAAGAACAGCAAGAACTTCCTTTTGACGAAAACGATTTACCATTTTAATTATGCAAGGCAAACCATTAGAAATAATAACTTGGCTATATAACCAAGATAAAGGCCAAGAATTTGAAATCAAGGAAATCAAAAGAAAGAGGAGTTTAAATGCTAACGCATATTGCTGGCTTTTAATAGGTCAAATAGCAGACATAATAGGGAGAACTAAAGAGGATGTATATAGAGACTATATCAAGAATAAAGGCATATACAGAATAATTACAATTGGTACTAAAGCAGTACCTACTTTTGAAAAACTATGGAATGAAAGAGGGCTAGGCTGGATATGCGAGACTATGGAAACTAAAATAGAGGGCCTTACTGATGTAATAGCCTACTATGGTACATCTTCTTATAATACTAAGCAAATGGCTAATTTCGTAGATTATATCGTACAAGAAGCCAAGCAACTAGGAATACCTACTAAAGAAGATATTGAAATAGAAAGAATGGTGCAGGAGTGGCAAAATTAAGAGGAGAAATCTTAAGTATTGAGACTATAGAAAAGATGTCTAGAACCGAAAAGGAATTAATAAAAGCAAAGAGAACTATAAATAAATTGCAGTTAGAGTTTGTTTCTTTAAGAAGAGATTATGATGAACTTCTAAAAGAAATGGATTATTTAAGAAAAAGAGATGCTACTCTTACAGCAATAGAAAAATCACTTCCTCAAAGAATAAAAATATATGAAGAAAAAAATGCCCCACTTGTAGTAATAAAAGAACTTGAACTTTGGGAGAATATGCTAAAAGAAGAAAAAGAGAAACTATTACAAAAAATAGAGAAAGAATAAGGAGAAGGAAATGAAGATTTTTACTAATAAAAGATATAGAGAAATAATTAATAATTACGAAGAACAATATGATATGCTTGTAGATAAAGCAACAAAATTAATAGAACAAAAGGTAGATACCGAATTGGAAATTGGAAAACTAATTGAAGAAAATAAGAAACTTATCTGTGCTAAAGGTGGGTTTACTAAACAAATTAATAAATTAACTGCTGAAATAAAAGAATTAGAGGATAAACTTGCCGAATCAATGACTGATAAATATAGAGTAAAGAAAGTACCAAGTGGCAGGACACCAAAAGGACAAAAAATGAAAATAAAAGATTGTACTAAAATAAGCAATATTGCAAGAAAAGCATATGGAAGGCAGGAAGCTGATTAATATGTTAAAAGAACAAATAGAAAAGAAAATAGAATATTTAAATAGCCTAAATACTACAGATGAAAGAGTAGTAGCAAAGCTAGAAGAACTACAATGGATTCTACAAATGATAGAATGGGAAGAAAGCAGACAAGACAAATTTAAAAGAGCAAGGAAGCTTACTTTAAATGAAAAGCACAAGTTAAGAAAGGAATTTCCGAAATTAGGTGGAAGAAATGAAAATAATTGACTTGCTTAATATGATTAGTAAAGGTGAAGAAGTGCCAAAATATATTCAATATTACAATATGTTAAAAGGCAAAACAGATATTATGATGGTTTGTAAAGAAAATATATTTTATAAATTAGACCAATTAGAAATACAACTTAATTCAAGAGTAGAAATCCTAGAAGAAGAAAAGAAAATACCTGAAAAATTAGATATGGTATTACTAGGGCAATGTGATAATTGGTTGCAACCGACAATAGAAACCGATGAAAAGATAAGAGCAGAGTTAAATCCTTATGTTATAGACATAATACGAGAAAATACATTAGAAATACAACATAAGTTTAATGAACTATTAGATTATCTTAAAAGCAAAGGAGAATAAGTATGAAAGAATTTTTAACAAATAAAGATTTATTAGAAATATGGAAAAGTTATGACGCATATTATTTTGCTAATAAATATGGTGAATGTACTACTCACAAAGAGCAATTTAATAGAATTCATGAATTGTTAAAAGATGATAAATTATCAGATAAAGCATTAGGTTGGATTGCAAATTGTTATGATAGTTATTATAAAAATGAATATGATGAAAAAAATGATAGTAATCCATTTTATTATTTACAATGCAAATTAAATGATTTAGAAAGCAAAGGTGAGTAATAATGAATAAAGAAGAAATACAAGAAGTAATAAATTATAAAATAGAAAGGCAATTGGAAAGAATTGAAATGGAGGAAAAATGAAAAAGATTAGTCTACATCAAATGTGGAAATTAAAAAAGGAATTCCCTTCATCAAAAGCTGAAAGAGAAAAAATAAGAATACTAAAGAAAGAAAGACAGGAAGATATAAAAGCATACTTAACAATAGTTAATTTATTATTATTAGCAATGATACTTATTTCTGTACTATATTTGATGTGGAATTATAGGTGGTAATAATGGATTTGGATTACATAAGAAATATGTCTGATAATGAATTAAGAACATTTATGACTAATTTATCACAAAAGAACAATATATTTTGTACTAAATGTGGGAATATCCTTACAAGTAAGGAAAGAAAAACAATAAATGTAGGAGTATATGACAAACATGTAGGACAAAGAGTAAAGAAACTATGTTCGTTATGTAACAATTGTTATATTGATTTACTTGATTACATTGGTGTATCTGATATTGAGTGGGAAGATTAACTAATTCAGGGGGCTGGTTAGTTAAAAAAAGCAAAGTGATAAAAATTCGATGGAAAAAAATGTCGAATTTTGCAGAAATTCGAGGATAAAATGATAGTAATGTATGATTTAGAAGATAATTACATAATGGAATTTAAAAATTATAAAGAGTGTGCCGAATATTTTAAAACAAGTATAAGATGTATTCATAGTTATATTTGTAAGAGCAAGAAAGGTATTGTAGACAAGAAGAGAGACAATGATGGTAAGTATGTAAGGCTATTCAAAATTGAGGAGGAAGAATGAAAAAAGAAACAAGTAGATTTGGCTTTAGAGAAGATTTTGATTGGGATACCAGATTGGATTTAAAGACTGAGGCAGGCAAATATATAGTTTCAACAGTTGATTTAGGAATAGATCATAGTTTTGGTATAGGTAAACCACTTTACTATGAAACTATGATATTTCGAAAAGATGGCGATAAAATTGATTTTTCAGAATTGTATTGTGATAGATATTCAACAGAAGAAGAAGCAAGAGAGGGGCATAAAAGAGCTATTAAAATAGCAAATGAATATATTGAAGGAGCAAAACAATGAAAAATGAAAAAAAGATAAGAGAATATTTAGGGGATAGATATCATTTAATTATATTTATGGGAATTGGTGAAGGCAATTATACTTGGAAACTGTATAGGAAGTATAATGGTTGGTTATATGATAATTCTGAGCCTATAATGACAGGCGACAAGAGTACTGAAGATGAATTATTAAAATTTGCTAAAAAGCATAGAAGTTATGATGAAAGAATAATATTAAGCAAATCAATGGTAGTCATTGCTTGTATTAATTTAATTGTTTCTATTGCTAATTGCTTTCTTAAAATTGATGGCTTAAGACATTTTATTAATGGAATTAATTTTGCAATAATATTATTAAGTTTTATTAAAATGAGAATTAGTAGTAAAAGATTAAAAGTTATAGAACTAGAGTGCAAAGAAGCATTAGAAAAATTAATGAAGGAAGATAAATAATGAAAAAAGAAATAGTATATGTAGATAGATACGATTACAAAGATGTAAACGACCTATTAGGAGAAATATTTAGAGTAATGAGTAATTACAATAGATTCAATGGTGGTATGCCAGCAGAAGTAAGAATGACTGCTAAGCAGTATTATGCAATAAGAAAGTACAAAGATGACTTATTTAGAGAAAGAGATAAGGAATATTACATTTTAGGAATGAAAGTGGTGTTATAAAAATATTATTAGGGTTTTGGTTAGGAAGGGAAAATAAATGTATTTAGAATATCATGAATTATTGAAGAAATATAAAGAGGCAGAAAGAAGATACAACGAATCACTAGAAGAACGAAGTAAAATCATATTAGCGGTGCTTCCTAAAGCTTCCCAATTTAAAGAAGTGGTTTCCTTTGGCGGAAACACCTCACCAGACACGAAATTATTGGCATATTCGAGTGAAATCGATGAAGTAGATAAATTAATCAACCAGAGTAGAAACACACGAGATATGCTTAATTATGAGTTAAAAAAGATGGAAAGCAAAATGAGAATATCGAGCGATGCACACGATAGAATATATTGCTACAAGTGGATAGATCACAAATCGCCATATAAATTTAACAAATTGATAGGTTATAGTATAAGACAAACTTATTACTTAATTGAAGAAATTAAAAGAGAATTATATCGAAAATAAAAATATTGCACAAAATTGCACAAATGGTATGATTTAATGATAGTATAAGAAAGTACCTAAAGTACTTCTTATTACGCATTAATCGCATCCAAACATATATGAACTACCTTTAATAGGTAGTGCTACTGATGGTATTGAGAAGGTAGTTAGGGTCGCCAATGAGGCACTGTATTTCTATCAGGCTAACTATAATAGAAATTTCATAAATATATCATTAGTAGCAGTACTTATTAATAATCGAGATTGTACTAAACCCCCTTAAATAATGTTTTTTCATTTTTGTTTTCTATTATTTATTTCAATCCAGTACAATCAGTTTAAGACACATGAGTGTCTTTTTATTATGTTTAAAAAGGGTTGATTAGTATGAATTATAAAATGTGTTATAAAAATCACATATGTAGTAGTACTATTTGCAAAGACTACAATACATGTGATGGAGATATAAGCAAATACAAAAATAAGAAGGTAGAGTATAAAGGTTTAAAGTTTGAATCTAAGAAAGAATATCTAAGATACCTAGTATTAGAAGATATGCAAAAGAAGAAAGAAATAACAGAACTTAGAACTCAAGTACCTTTCGAATTAATCCCTTCATTTGAATTAAATGGAAAGAAATACAAAGGTATGAAGTATATAGCAGACTTTACTTATAAGAGAAATGGAGAGTTAGTAGTAGAAGATACAAAAGGATTTATTACTGATGTATTTAAGATTAAAAGGAAGTTAATGGCTTATATACACAAGATAGAAATAAAAGAGATTAAGTAGGTGATAGCAATGGCTGGTATAGACAATCTAAGAGTACCAACTTCGGAAGAAGCACGAGAAATAGGCAGAAAAGGTGGAATAGCATCTGGTGAGGCAAGAAGGAGAAGAAAATCATTTAAAGAAGCCTTGTTATTGGCTTTAGAAACCGAAAAGGATAATAAGACAATTCAAGAAATTGGCATAGAAGCTGTAATGGCAAAATACATGGGTGGCGATCTAGAAGCATTTAAAACGGTTAGAGACACCGTTGGTGAGAAACCTACTGATAAGATGGATATAGGTCAAGAAAAGCCATTTGAGGTCAAAATAGAGGTTATAAAGTGAATATATCAATAACCGTGAAACAAGAGCAGTTTATAAACTCGATAGCTTTTGAAACACTATTTGGTGGTGCGGCTGGTGGTGGCAAATCATACGGTCAATTAATTGATTCGCTTTTATATGCTTTAAAATATGCTAAAAGCAAACAAATAATCTTTCGTAGAACATTCCCAGACTTGGAGAAGTCACTAATAAGAGTTAGTTTGGAATTATATCCTAGAGAAATAGCCGAATATAATTCAAGCAAACATACATGGACATTTAGAAATGGGAGTATTATAGACTTTGGCTATATAGACAATGAAAAAGATGTTTATCAATATCAATCAGCTGAATATGATGTTATAAGGTTTGATGAATTGACACATTTTACCGAATATATGTATACTTATATGATTTCAAGATGTAGAGGAGCAAATCCTTATCCAAAGGGATTAAAAAGTTCGACCAATCCTGGTGGTGTGGGTCATACATGGGTAAAAGAAAGATTTATTGATATAGGAGAGCCGAATAAAGTCCATGAGTGCAAACTAGAAACTGGTGAAGTGATTACTAGAATATTTATACCCAGTTTGGTTACGGATAATAAGTTTATGCTATCTTATGATCCAGATTATATAAAAAGACTAGATGCCTTGCCGGAGAAAGAAAGAAAAGCACTCAAATATGGTGATTGGGATATATATGATGGAATGTTCTTTAAAGAATTTAAAAGAAACCTCCATGTAATAGAGCCATTTCAAATACCTAAAGAGTGGAACAGATACATAGCGCTAGACTATGGACTAGATATGTTTGCGGTAGTGTTCGTAGCTGTTGATACACATAACAAAGCATATGTGTACAATGAAATACATAAGAATAACTTAATTGTTAGTGAAGCTTGTCAAACACTAAAAAGCTATATGAGAAAAGAAGTATTCAAAGCAATATATGCTCCACCAGATTTGTGGAATAGAAATAGAGACACAGGTAAATCAACTGCTGAAATATTCTATGAAAACGGTGTAAAGTTAGAAAAAGCAAGTAATGATAGAGTTGGCGGCTGGCTTAATGTTAAAGAGTGGCTAAAACCATATAAGAGAAAGCACGAACAAACAGGTGAAGTGATAATAGATACAAACATTAAGATATTTAGTAATTGTATTAATTTGATAAGATGCTTGCCACAACTACAGCACGATGAGAAAAATCCAAATGATTGTGCTACAGAGCCACATGATATAACACATATAACAGATGCACTAAGATACTTTTGTGTATCAAGGTCGCAGCCTGCTAAAATAGAGAATAATATAGAAAAGGTATTCAACTTTGAAGTCGAAAAACCACTAGAGAAAGATTACGGAGAGGAGATAGTTATAGTATGAAAAAGAGAGTATATAAAGAGAAATATAATATGATAAATGGCAATGGTGAGGTTTTAAAAGAAGGTCTAACTATTGATGATATTAAAAATATGAAGTTAGAAGAGCCATCAGCTGCAAAGAAAATCAAAATTCCAAAAATAATAAAGAAAAAGAGTGATAAATAATGTGGGATGTAATAGCAATATGCACCGTATTTGGTGCTTTTGTTTTGCTTTCTTATACATTAGGGCTTAAGAATGGCCAAAAATTATCTAAAAATGAAGATATAACAATGCCAGAACTTAATCCTATTAAAGCAATCCAAAATGAAATAGAAACACATGAGGAAAGAAAGAAACAAGACCAATTAGATATTATGATGTCTAATATAGACAATTATGATGGAACTGGTATTGGTCAGAAAAACATACCTAACTAGGAGGTGAAGAAATGGATTTAGATGAACTACAACAAACTGATATATGGCAGTTGTATGAAAAAGGAAGAAACTATAATAGGTTAAAAAATGTCTATACAGATACTGATAGAAACTATCGTATGTATAATGGCAATCAATGGGATGGATTAAAAATATCTGGAATTGAGCCAATACAATTAAACATAATTAAACCGATTGTAAAGTATAAAGTGGGAGTTGTTAATAGTAACTTATACTTACCTGTTTATAGTGCAGAAAATATAGAAAATAATGAGTTTAAAGAGGTTGCAAAGAAAACATGTGAACTTCTTAACAAATTAGGAAGCAAAGTCTGGGAAAGAGATAATATGGATTTGAAAGCAAGGGCTATTTCAAAGCATAGTGCAATAAATGATGAATGCCCAGTATATGTTACCTATGATGAAGAACTTGACTTACCTACACATGAAATATTATCGAAGAATGACATTTATTATGGAAATGAGAATGATAGTGATATTCAAAGCCAACCATATATTTTAATAAAACAGAGAAAACCACTGATAAATATTATTGATATGGCTAAAGAAGAAGGTGTATCTGAAGATAAAATAAGACTTATAATCAGTGACACTGATTGCTATGAAGAATCTGGAGAAGATGCTAAAAAAGAAGTAGACAATATGTGTACTTTAATAACTAAGCTTTATAAAAAAGATGGTACAGTACATTTTTCTCAAGCTACAAAATTTTGTGATGTTAAAGAGGACAAAGACACAGGATTATCTCTTTATCCAGTAGCACATATGTTATGGGAAGAAAAAGAAGGAAGTGCCAGAGGTGAGGGAGAAGTAAGATACTTAATACCAAACCAATTAGAGATAAATAAGACTATTATGAGAAGATTAATATCTGCTAAATCAACAGCATATCCTCAGAAGATAGCCGATGTAAGTAAGATACAGAACCCAAGTGCTTTAAATCAAGTAGGAAGTACAATCAAAGTAAATGGAATGTCTATAGATGATGTTAGAAAGATAGTTGGAACAATTAATCCTTCTCAGATGTCATCAGATGTAGAAAAGGTAATGAATGAGTTAATATCTACTACGAGGGAACTTGCAGGTGCTGGTGATATTGCTACAGGTGATATTAATCCAGAGAGTGCAAGTGGTAGAGCAATTCTTGCAGTACAGCAAGCATCACAGATGCCTAATGCAGAGCAAATATTGTCATTAAAGACCACAATAGAGTGCCTAGCAAGGATATGGCTAGATATGTGGAAAACATATGCTAGTGATGGATTAACAATAGAATACGAAACTACTGATACAATTACTGGTGAAACTACAAGCGAGCCAGTACAAGTACCTTATA